GCGGTTGATATCTGTATACCTGAAGAGCAAGCTAAGCAAGTAGTAGTAGAATTGAAGCAAAAGAAGGTTTTAGAGCAAGAGGTTAAAGAATATGAAGGATTAATTGAAAATTTGAAGAAGCAGAATGAAATATTAAAAGAACAAAATCAGTTATTGAAAGAACAAATAGAGCTTTATAAAAATCAGAGACAGTTGTATGATACAGCGTTGAAGGAATGTGAAAAGAAATCAAAAGTGGGATTAATTGAAAAGGGCAAGTATTTAGGAATTGGTGTTTTGTTAGGCATATTAATTTGGGTGGTTAAGTAAATGTTTATCATAGCACCGTTAAAAGAAGCGACTAATTTAATCAATGGAGTGTATAGTGGACTAATTAGCAAAGTTCTTCCTACACAAGTTTATAAGTATGGATATTTGATTTACAACATCAATGGGTCAGCAACTATAACAATTAAAGTATCAACGGACAATGTAAATTGGTTGCAAGTTTATTTTCAAACGATTAGTAATATATCAGGTAGTCAAGTAATAGAATTAACTGGTTTATTTGTTAAGATAGAAATTGATGCTAATGTAAGTACAGGAAGTTTTGTATCGTTTGTTAGGTCATCAATCTAATTCAAGTATTTCGAGCATTTTTTGGAAGTTTTCGTAGTTTTCTTTTAAGGTATCGTATCCGATTTTTAGGTCTGGGGCTATGATTGTTTCTTCAATTTTTTTGACTTGTTCTTCAAGTTCTTCATAGTCTACCAAATAATTTGAATATAAGACAATGCATCCGACTGTAGAATAACCCTTGATAGCGTAGAATGTAAGGTCTTTTTGCACTTTGGGCTTATAGTAAGTTTGTAGAGCGATGAAGTGTTCAAAGATGTATCTATCTTTAAAAGTAATTGGCACAAAGGTTTGTTCAGCTAATGGTAAGGAAATCGGTATAACATAGATATATTCAGCTTTTGGAATAAGTGGAACATTGGTTCGGATTGCTTGGTAAATGTTGGAATAGAATTTCAAATAAGCGGTTCCTAAAGGTAAAGCAAGTCTCATGCAAATATCAATTAAGTAAGGTTCAGTTTCTCCTTTGACTTTAATTTCTTCAGTTGAGAAGAAGCCTATATATTTCATTTGTTGTAAGAGAGTATCGCACATTCTAAGATTAATAGCCCATGATTTAGATAAAATATCTTCTTTTCTTTTGACAACCTTAGCGATGTAAGAATTTTTGCTTTGTTCAATTCCTATAGTAAAGGGTGGTTCAATACCATTCCCAAGACATAGGCAATCAATTCCGTATTCAATTTCAATATCAGATAGAATTTCTTCTTGGTAATAATCAATATCTTTAGCGAATTGTCCAGCTGTTTGGATGAGTTTCTGCTTATAGAATTCAAGTTCATATTGGTTTCTAATGATTGCACTTTCAAAGGAATTCCTATAAATAGGGTCTACTTTAGTGATTGCAGGATAGTTTAGTTTATCAAAGCTTACCACACGATAATTTGGGACTTTAGGCATTAATTGTTTTTGGAATAAACGGTTATTTTCAAGCCGAGCTTCTACTCCAGCACCGAAAACATCAACATTTAATTGCTTAAATAATTCAATAAGGAAACCAAAGTAGCAATCAAGTGTTATGACTTTATCAATTTTACTAAAAATTTCTGGGGGCAAATCAGTTAGTATTTGGACATTTTGAATATTTCTACCAAATGCAAGATCTTCCATATCTGGAAATGCACTAATAAAATCAGCAAATAAATAAACCTCTTCATGCTTGGCGAATTCTTCAATGTATCCACAATCCATTCCAGTTGTTAACCATAGGACAGCCATTATGCTACCCCTTCATAAAAGAATTTAACTCCTTGCTTATAATCTTCAATCAATAAATCTGCATATGGAGTTAACTCATCTTGAATGACCCCAAATTTGCGTAAGAGATTGATAATATAATTATATTCGAAATAATTTAACCGACCAAAGCCAAGGTAATATGTTTTATTGCCATCTCGTAATTTAAATGAAAGGCAGAAGGGTTTATGTGGATCCTGTAGTATTTCTAATCGATGCTTATTATCTCGAATGAATTCAGCAATTGCTACTAAATAATCTTCATTATCAGATCGTAGGACTATCACATCGCCTTCTTTTATACCGATGATCATGTTTTTATACTTAAGGATGGCTCGTTTCTGATCAATATTATGGAAATCGGATGTTTCTACTAATTCAGGTATTGATGTAGCGGGAATGATTTTTCCATCCATCCATTTAATAATATACTTGTTTTTACGAGAAGTCAAGTTATAATTTAACTCAAAATGCTACAATTAGCACTTTCACCAATTCAAGAAAAGATCTGGAAATTATTTTTCAATTCGGATTATCGATGGATTGTATCTGTAGGTGGCAAAGGTTCTGGTAAAACACAGCTTGCTATTTTTATTTTATATGAGTTATTGACCAATGAAAAGTATCGTGGGTCTCGTATTCTTATTGCTCGTGAAAGTTTAAGGGATTTGAGGAATACTTTAGTTGCAGGACTTGAACGATTGTTAGCAGAAAATCCATATCTTAAATCCCTTATCACAACGAATTTAAATTTGCAAGTAATAAGAAATGAAGCGACAGATGTAGAAATTTATTATTTATCTCTCAATGAAAAAAATGCTCAATATAAGTCTGTGTTATCTTACGAATTCAATGTAATAATTATTGATGAGGTTGATAGAATAAGCAGGGAGGCATTTGTTGAAGTAAGTGAGCGTTATAGGTTAGTGCATGAATTTTCTAAGGGTATGTTGATACTTAATCCGTGTTCACAGGAGCATTGGTTGTATAAAGAATTTGCTGAGAAAACCCGTGAGGATACTTCTATTATTCGGTCATCTACTTATGACAATTATTTGATAACTCGGGTTAGCAAGAAAGAATGGGAAGAAATGATACCATATAGTTATGGTGGGAAAGAGTATTTTGTGAGCAATAACATCAGGTATGAGAAGCTTTATGAGATAGGGGATATGGTGATTGCTAAGCGGTTTAATGTGTCTCATTCTTTTATAACTGAGATGGAGATGAAGCCATTAGGTTATAGGAAGATTATGCTTGATGGTGAGTGGGGAGCATTTGATTATGGTGGTGGTTTATTTGATGATGTATTTGATGAGCAAAACATTATTACGATTGATAACCGATTGATTGACATAACATTTGATTATACACTTTATTGTGGGGTTGATTTTGGAATTAGGCATTCGGCGTATGCATTGGTAGGGGTGGATTATTTAGGTAGGATTGTGATTTTAGACGATTATATTTCGGATAACCAACCACTGAAGGTATTTATTGAGTATATGTTAGAGCGATTTAAGAAGAAGTTTAATATTAAGCGACCACAGTTGATAACTTATGTAGGGGATATTGCAGGAAAGAATAGAGAGATATATGATGGGTATGATTTGTTTACTAAGTTAAGAAAAGATTATGGTCTTGTTTTTCGTGGAAATCGTGTAAGAATAGTTGAGAGCATAGCGATGATAAAAGACTTATTAGAGAAAAAGAAGTTATTAGTTAGCGACCAAGCTCATAGGTCATTGGAAGGATTTTTGGGGAAGTTTCAAGCGGATCATCATGGTAATTATAAGAAGGACGGATTTTATGAACATTTGCTTGATGCGATAAGATATGTTATAGTAGAGATATATAAACAAAGTAAACCACAGAAGAGTAGATATTTGAAGACACCGACTTATGCATTCCCTACCAGTTATATTTAAATTAAGCTTACCAAGGAATAAAATGTTTCGCATTGAGAAAGATATAAATAACTTTTTGAAGAAATTTGTCTTTATCAAAGCGTTTAAATTGTATTGTCCTGTGATAAGGGGGTTGCCTGATTTTTTAGTTGTTAAAGCAAAGTATGATTTGCCAAGTGGATTTTATGAAGTTAAAAATTGGAATAACCAGTTGAGTGAGTATCAAATTAATATGTTGAATATATTGTGTATGGCTTTCAATTGTGTAGTAGTGCAGTATAATAAGAAGGAGCATTGTTTATATTTTTATGAGTGGATACCTCTTGACAAAGAAAAAGAATTGATGTATAATATGACATAAGGAGGGAGAGATGGATCTGAACAAACTTTTTGAATGGCTAAAAGAACCTATTAAGCTTGACAATCAAGAAACAACTGAAACACAAGAACAAATAGAACAACCAATGCAAGAACAAGAAGAACAACAATTACAACAGCAACCACAGCAACAACCACAAAGTCAACCAGAACAAAAATTCACACAAGCAACTCAATCACCATTCCCAGGGGCAGAATATTTGACTAATGCAGATTTACATGATATAGCAGTAGGAAGGCAAAGATTTGTAGCTAAGTATGCTAATTTTGAAAATTTAAATAGTTTACTACAGACAATTGAACCTATTGCTTATCGACAGTATTTATTAGATATTCAAGCGGGGAGAAGGCAAGGAGACTATTATACATATCTTGAAAAGGCAAAAGATTTAACACTTGAAGCAACCAAAACATTAGCAGACCAATTAAAAAGGCTACAACAGTATAATCCATATTACATACCAAACAAACAGCAAGGCAAACGACCCTATACAGTAAGGGATTTAATGAGAGATTACAAGAAAGCATAGCCATATATAACGACAAAGTATCACATGATTTATCATATGGATGACCAGACCGTTGATCGGGGTAGATTAGATTTATCTACTCCAAGCGGTCTACCAATAGAAAAACAACAATAAGGAGGGATGAACCATGGCAGATTTCTTTTGGGGAGATTTAGGAGCTGAAGGAGGTAATATATCGGCAGCCAACTTTTATGATACAACTGATGCACGAGCTGTTATACGGACTGAATTATCCAAGGATTTATGGAAGATTACTTTTGCTTATTCGAACTTTAGGCGATATGTTGATAAGATTACTGGATTTTCTGAGAAGATGTCTGATAAATTTATGGTACCTAAGGATCTCTTTAGACCTGAAGATGCATTATGGGATGAAGTAGGAGAATTTGATGCTTTGCCTGATTTTAATCTCAATTTTGGTCGGTTCTTAATTCAAATAGCTGAGAGAGGTAAACAGTTCAAGCATACTGAGAGAGCGGATTTATTTTCATTTGTAGATATTGATGGACTTGCAAGAGAGAAGTTTAGTCAAATTGGTGTAGCATCGATTGAAAGAGACTTATTAATGAATGCATTTGTTTATTTAGATGTCCTTGGAATTGCTCAATCTGGTGGTGATGTATATTATGAGACAGGTAAAACTTTAGCGTCTACCAAACAATTTATGAGAGATGTGGATGGAATATTTACTCCAATAACAATTACACAAGTAACTTATGATACAACTAACCATACTATTGATGGTAAATCTGCTTCTAATTTAACAATGTCTCATATTCTTAGGTTTGCTCAGATTTTACATGACCTAAATGTTCCTTCTTATACAGGGGATGGTTATGGGACTTATTTAGTAATAATTAACAAACAAGCTGAGAATAGGCTTTTGACTGACCCAGTATTCTTCCAAGCTGTTACTTATTCTGGTGATGTTGAAAAGCTTTATAAGGGGTATATTGGTTCCTTCTATGGTCAGGAATTTGTAAGAGATGAGGGTAAGTATATTGACAAGTTTGTTTGCTCATTAAATTCTGAATTACAAGGCAAAGCGATTTGTATATTCTTAGGTAAGCAACCAGTAGTTGAAGCAGTGATTAGACCTGAGGCTGTCTATGAAGAGAGACCGATGGACTATGGTCGGTATAAAGGAATGGCTATTAGAACTTACAGAGGAGAGAGCCCGACTTGGTTTAGTGCGGAAGGTCA